TGGTAAGTATGACTTTGATTCGTTCAAATTGCACTTACAAGGCACTTACAAGGGCTTCTCGGAAGTGATTTACAACGGCCACAGGCTCAAAATCAAGGGCAAACGATACCATCATAATAGCACGGTTATTTACTTATGAGTTTTTCGTATACAGTGAAAGGCTTGGACAAGTTCATTCGGAAGGTCCAAAACAAGCCACGGGAAGCGCGTCGGGCTGTATCGGCAGAATTGCAACGATCGGCCTTGCGTGTGGAACGAAAAGCCAAGATGAAAGCGGCAGTCGATACCGGATTCATGCGAAACGGGATCTTTGTCGCTCGGGCGGGTATGTTACGGTACAAAGTAATATCTCCCGCTGGTTATTCGGTCTATGTGGAGCTTGGAACTCGTAAGATGAAGGCCCAGCCGTTTCTTGGTCCAGCCGTTAAGGAAGAAAGCGAAGTGTTATTTAAAAACCTTCGTAAAATGTTTAGGAGGTGATTCATGGCAAACGAAACGCCTTCAGTCAAAATGCTCGCAGATTTACGCGAAAAGTTAAAATCACTCAATATTCCGATCAAATTTAAGCTACCAAAACAAGACACACTAGAGCCGTTTTTGGTGATCGGGCAATCTAGCTCGGACACGTCAAAAACAGCTCAAACGGGGCTTATAATCGAGGATATGAGCATACAGATTGATATTTTCTTACCGGGCACGGAAAGCCGGGTCGGGGTCGAGAAGATCAAATCTGAGGCCCTTCGCAGGATCGGCCACAATCGCAACGTAAACGCGAGCGTACTCTTAGACGATACGGTAGGCCGTGAAGTCTATCATATTGTCATTGCATTAACAAATACAATTTTTTAAAAAAGGAGCACTTTATAAATGGGTGAAGCTGAAGATAAAGCAAAAATCAAAATTACGATCGCAAAACCGATCGTAGGTAAAAAAGTATTTTATTTCATTCAATCGATCCACGCTGAAAAAGGCAACGGGGCAATGCTTCCAGCCTATCGTACAGACGGTACGACAACGATGGGTGGTGAATACATCGACGAACAAACTCAACAAGGGCGCTTGCTTGAGAAATCAACAGATGAGCACTCAATCGAATTGACTCAATATCTCGCGCCTAAAGATCCGTCAGTTCAAGTCATTCTCGACGCACAAAAAACAGGGGAATCCGTAAAAATTTGGCGCGTTATCGTTGACGAGTCAGTCAAAGACACTTCGACTGGTAAAGACACTTATCCAGCACAATTTGGATATGGTAAGATCACAGATGATGTTGAATTTACTGACGCGATCGATGGATTCGTTGAATTGAATTATACAGTGGGAATTGTTGGCCGTCTTCGTGATGGTAAGTTCCCACTTTCAGCGGACGAAATCGCAATGTTGAACGACGTTTACGAGTACCAAAACCCAGGCGAAACAACAGGCGATTATAACAACATCACACGCTAATTTTTCAAGCAAAGGGGCTTCAAATGCCCTTTTGCTTTTATTTTTTTGACAAAAAAGGAGTTATTCAATGGAATTTACAGTTGGAAGCCGTTCAATCGAGATCAAATTTGATTATATGACCATGTACAAGGTCAATCGTGACTTGGGATCTCAAGGACCAGACGGAACACGTAACGAAGACGGTGTCGGAGCTCTATTCCTTCGTGTCGTGGATCGTAACGATTCGGCTCTTGTGGATCTTATCAAGCTATGCGCTTCTAAAAAAGCGAAAGCCGTAAGCGATGAAGAAGCAATTAAAGCAATCGCGGACAAAATGGAAGATCTCGGAGCAGAAAGCACAGAGCCACTTTTTGAAGCACTAGAAGAAGAGATGGTTGATTCTGGTTTTTTCAAAGAGAAAGTTTCGAAATACTTAGAAAATCTCGAGCTGGGATTGAAGTATCTCAAAGCCAAAGCAGAAACAGCGGAAGACAAGGCACAAGCGGAACTTCAGATCGAGCAGACGGAAGCGCAAATTGGGCGCTTGAGAAACGCAATCTCTTAATAGAGTGTGCGCGTTTGGGTCTAACTGATCCAAACATTATATTTTCTTGTACGAAAAACGAGCTTGACGCGATTCGCGAGGGCCTTTATTATCGAGCGATCGAAGAGAGGGAAAACCTCGTCGAGCTTGCTTTTAACTTGCGTTATACGTTAAACGCTAAAAAAGCGGACTTTGGCAAGTTGAGCAAGAAAAAAGATCGCGAGAAAGTGCGTCGTCTATTCAGACAGCGCGAAGAGCGCGAAAGCTCTCAAGGTATGCTCGAGAAGATCGAGCGTCTTAATGAACATTTCAGAAATAGATAGATAGGAGGTGGGGCGATGGCGTTTGACGGATCAATAGAAGCGATTATCGGCGCGGATTTAAACGGGTATGAAAAAGCAATGAGCGACGTCGTGAATTCGACGCGTAAAGCATTTCAAAACGCGGCACAGGAAGCGTCAAAGAGCGCAAATCAGATGATTCGTGAAGTCGGTCAGCTTATGAACCGGCTCGCAAACAGTAACCAGAATATCGGATCCAAGATCGGCCAAGGTTTGACCGGTGGATTCAAAATCGCCCTCGGAGAGCTACAACGTATCTCTTCAAACATCGGCGCAAAATTACCTGACCCCATACGAAAAGCGTTCACTCGCGTTTCGACTGATATTAAATCGGTTTTAGGAACGATGAAAAATGACGTGGCGACACTTGGGGCCGGTATTAACTCGAAAATTAAAAAGGCTTTTGATTTTGATATTTCAAAAGCGATCAAATCGCCAAAAAGCGCGTTTGCTGAAATGGCAAACAGCGTTGACTCTATGGCACAACGGATCAGCTCCAAGGTCCACAGCCTAGGCTCAGTCTTTACTAATTCGGCAAACAATATGTCCGGATCATATAAGACGGCTTTCGGTGCGATTGGTGATTCTATGGCCCGGCTCGAAGCTCGTATTCAGTCCGTGGCTGGGAATCTTACGAGTGCACTTGGCCAAAAGGTGCTGAACCCGATCAACTCTTCGTGGTCCAGTATGTTTACCAACTTAACCAGCAAAGCGAATAGCTTCGCTGATCGCGTCAAAAATTCGTTTGGGGGTCGAATCCTTTCTTCCGTCAATAGCCTCGCGAGTAACGTGAGCGGGAAGCTCGGGAACGCCTTCCAAACGACAGGGCAGAAAGCAGTCAGTGCGTTAACTGGAATCGTAAGTCACACGAACCAAGCGACGAGCGCGTCAACGAACTTACTCAAGCAAGTTTTAGGCGTGGCTGCTGCTTACAAACTTTTTGATCTTGGTAAACAAGCGATTAAGAGTACGGTTTCGAAAGCTGCTGAATTTGAGGCCAAAATGAGTAACATTAAGGCCGTTACTGGTGAGAGTGCGGAAACGATGAAGAAATTCAACGACGCCGCGATCAAAGCCGGAGCAGATACAGCCTTCAGCGCAGCGGACGCAGCGGACGCGATCGGCGAACTTGCAAAAGCCGGGGTGTCAACGAAAGACATCTTAAACGGTGGACTTACCGCTTCCCTAAACTTGGCCACGGCTGGGGAATTGGACTTAAAAGAAGCCGCTGAAATCACGTCGACAGCGTTAAACGCGTTTCGTCGCGATGGTATGACAGCCACACAAGCAGCAAACCAACTCGCGGGAGCTGCTAACGCGTCAGCGACAGACGTCCACGAACTAAAATATGGTCTTTCCATGGTCGCTCCAGTAGCGTCTGGGCTTGGTCTATCGTTCCGCGATACCACAAACGCTCTCGCAGTATTCGCTCAAAACGGGCTCAAGGGATCAGACGCCGGGACATCATTAAAAACTATGCTTATGAATCTGCAACCGCAGACCAAGGCACAAACGAACATGATGAAAGAACTCGGTATCATTACAGCCGATGGCTCGAACCAGTTCTTCACGGCTGAAGGTAAAATCAAGTCATTCGCTGAAATTTCGCAAGTTTTGAAAGAACATTTGAGTGGATTGACTGACGCTGAAAAACAAATGGCCTTGAAAACCATGTTCGGTACCGACGCCGTGCGTGCTGCAACTATCGCGATGAACGAGGGAGCAGACGGCGCTAACAATATGCAAGCAGCTATTGACAAAGTGAGCGCAGCACAAGTAGCAGCCGAAAAGCTCAACAACTTAAAAGGGGCCGTAGAGGCTTTGAGTGGTTCTTGGGAAACACTTCAAATTAAAGTAGGGACGGCAGTTTTGCCAGTTCTTACGACACTCGTCAAATGGATTGACAAGCTAGTTGACAAATTATCCAACTCGCAAGGGCTACAAAAGTTCTTGGACGCCCTTAACTCGTTGAACCCGGCATTAAATCAATTCCTTAACGGAACTAAAATGACCGACGAGCAAGCGAATAAGTTTAAAAATACCATGCAAGCCGTAAAACCAGCAGTGACGGCTCTTGTGGGTGCGTTCGCGTTTGGTCCAGCGGTTCGCGGTATAAAAATGATTTCTGGTGCTATCGCTCCAGTTGCACGCTCAATAGTTGGATTCGGAACAGTTGCTTCTAGTGTATTCGAAAGCGCTGCTGGTTCTGTTATCAGTTTTGGTAGCAAAGTAGGGGGGATTACTAGTGTTCTAGGCCGTGTTGCCGGAGAAGGAATAGGAATTTTGTCCATGATGTCAAGCGGGATCGCTTCCGTTATGGGAATCGCCCTCGCGTCAATCGGTCCGGCTGCTATTTTGGGTCTAGTCCTTGCTGGTCTTGGTCTAATAAATCAACAATTTGGAAAACAGATCGATCAGTTAATTACCACAGTAACGACTAAAGGGCCGTTAATTATCCAAAACCTTGTAAATAGC